CTGTTAACCCTATTGTTAACTTCCCTCAGCAGGGGATAACAATTTGGGGACAAAGAACTTTGCAGAGAAGTCCCACTGCTTTAGATAGAATTAATGTTAGACGCTTGATGCTTTTCATTAAGGCTACAATTGAGGCTTCTACGCGGAGGTTTGTTTTTGAGCCAAATGATAAGGTCACTCAAGAAAGAATAACAGATCTCTTACAGCCTTTCTTTGCAGATGTTCAAGCAAGAAGGGGTATAAAAGAATTTAAGGTTATTTGCGATGAGACAGTAAATACTCCTGTACGGGTTGATCGTAACGAGCTTTGGTGCAAGGTTATGATTAAGCCTACAAAGGCGGCTGAAATACTAATATTCGAACTGAATATAACCTCTCAAAGCGCAACATTTTAACAAGTAAGGAATTAAACAATGGTTGAAAAATATTTTATGGACAGTGATGCGATCACAAGGTCGATTAACGAAGCAGGATCTAATCGTCCTGCAATATCCACTATGCTCGATTCGGTTAGAGCATATCAATGGGAAGTAACTTTTAAAGGTTTTACAGCAGAGACTGGTTTTCCTGATACGATAAAGAAGCCACTTACCCTTGCTGCTAAACAAGTGAATGGGATTGGAATGTCTGTTGAAGACATTGAAGTTAACAGAGTGAATGATAAGGTTTACTATCCTGGTCGGCCAAGTATGGAAGAAGCCGTTATTACTTTTGATAACTTAGCTAAAACACAAGTTGATAAGCTTCTTTACGAATACATGGCAGCAACCTATGATCCTCGTACAGGTGTACTTGGAGACGTAGATGGAAAGGCGGGGAATACAGGTGGTTCTGTTAAACAAGAAATACAACTACTTCAGTTATTAGGCGATGGATCACCTAGAAACGTAATAAGACTTTTTGGAGCTTACCCTAAGCAGATTACTCACGGAGAGTACAATTACAGCACCAACGAGTTTCATACTATAGAGATGACCTTCCGTTACGACTTCTTTATTAATACTAAGAACAAAGCAGGTACTGTGGATACAGGGTATTCTAAGCCAGGGGAAGCAGAATAGGTAATTTAAACTCTAAGGAAATAAAAAAGTCAAATAAATGACCCAACTCGTTTTGATTTCGGGTTGGGTTTATTTCTTGTCTATCATATACTATGAACTACTTCGACCAATTACTTGAAAGTTACTCCCGACTAAAAAAAAGAAATCTCATTCTTATAGAAGCGGATAACCCTGCTAGTGGTAAGAAGGCTCCCGAAAAATCAGAGAAAGCGAAGGCGAACGAAAAAGCTGCGGATCAGGATCCAGCAGAGGCTTTAAAACTCTTAAAAGCTGATTTTGGAGCAGCCCAAGAAGGCTTAGACGATGGTGCAAAATCAGCTAGACAGAAAGCAGAAGCGCCTTACTTTTGGAAAGCTCCTGTAAAAAGTAGTTCTAAGCTAGGAAAAGTTTTGGTAAAGCCAAATACTGAGGTCCCTATTGTAGTAAAAGCTTTTTATAAAGAGCATACTTCTATGGGGGAGACTGTGGAACAATTAAAACAGTTTTACCCTCAGTACTATCAAGAGCTAATAAATTATTACATGGAGGGAGCAAGTTCTGACGTATTAGCCTCAATAGAGGGCGCTAGTTTAGTGGATTTACAGAATATACCAGGAAAGAAACTGCGAGATAAGGTTATAGAATTGGTTGGTGATGCTCATGCGGAGATGGGTGATCCTATTAGAAGAATTCAACAGTCTATGTCAAAACTCCTGGACCAAGCTGCTAGTATTTCAGTTATGGCGAAGGGCCGTGGAGAAAAATCATCTTTCGCAGGTTGGATGGAGGTTCCAGAAAAACGTCACGCAGAGACGGGGGAGGTTTATCAGGCTGGTTCTGCGGGGTACACTACTCCCAATGCATGGAAGAGATTTATTACAGGAGATTCGGGTCAATCTATATCCCGAATACTCAGAGAAGGAGCAACAGCGAGACTTGATCCTAATGTGGGTCTAGATTTTGTAGAGATCGCAAGGGACCCTGATTTTATAGCGAGAGGTTTAGAGGCTATAACTGCCCTAGCCGATTTAGCGGAACCAGAAGCACCCCCTGACTTAGAAGCTAAGTGTGCCAATATACCCAATAAAGTTATGAGACGGGGTAAAAAATTGGTTTTCCTGACTGGGCCTGGAACATCCGATCAGATTGAAGGCTTGGTGATGCCTGAGAATGATTTTTTAGCCTTTGCTGTTAAACAAGCTGAGGAACGATGTGGAAAGAAAATTGAAGAAGTTCCTAGAAAATATACTGCTAATGAACTTAATGCTGTAAGGGGTCCTGCTTTCGAAACGGGGATAGTCGGATCTACCGTATTGGCTAGTTTGCTTGGTGAGGGCGATGAAAAGCTAAAGACTGAAGTGTATGATGATTTAGTTGATTGGATGAGTGCCGAGTTGTTTAAGGATAGTAAAAAATTCTCAGCTTCAATGGTTAGTTTGAGACGCTTTAGAGATTTAGAGGCTGCTGAAGATGTTCAAGGGGCCGATTTAGGGGATCTTTTTGAGTCTTTTAATGCTAAGTTCGGTAGCACTCCTGAAAAGTTTGAAGCTTTCATGCAACTAGTATCGAAACTTCGGGAAGTACAAGAAGGTGTTTTAAAAATGGGCTCTGATATGGCTTTTCCTGTGGCTAAAGAGAAAGGTGTTGGGTACTCAGATGATGTGATTAATCTATACAGAGATCCAGAAAAAGCTAAAAAGGGTATGGCTAAGTTAGGTTTGGAGGGAGACGCTCCAGAAGAGGTAACCTTAGGTGAGCTAAAACAAAAAGATAAAGTTCTAGCAGCACTGTATGCAAAAAGATTTAAGTTAACCGATGATTCTCAAACGATTTATGTTGTAGGTGAGGGTGTAAAATCTTACTTCAACCCAACGGAAGTTAAGGTTGGGGAGGTAGGAAAGCTACAGAGAAGATCCGATGTTATTATGAGGGCAGGTACTGTTCCTGATGATGAAGTAGAGGAGTATAAGCCTGGAACAGTCCAAAGAATATGGAAGAGATTATGGGGTAATGATAAGGATGACCAACAGCAAGGGCTCGAAAGTGCTAGACGGTATCAAAAAGACACGTTAGACCATATATTAGAGTCTGTAAACTCCGTTCTCCCTTCAGATATGACAGTATATAAAGATGATAAAGGGAACATTGTAGACATAAATTACGACACTTTCACCAGTATTATTTCTGAAAAAATAAGCGGCTTAACATTCAATAGTAAGACTAAGCTTACTCTGCAAAATATATTTAAAGAGGGGGACATAGTTAGGAATCTAAGTGATAAAACTACTAGATTAAAGGTTAGAGAAGAGATTACTAGGCTTCTTATGAATACAATGCAATATAGTGATGCTACTTATACAGGATCTGATGCTGATAAACTTCAGACTAGATTGGATGCTCGTAATAATTTAGCCTATACTATGCAAGTATTTGGTGGGGTAAAGGATGATAGTTCTATTACTGTAATGGGGCTGGATAATAAGTCAATTTTAGTATCTTCCCATATGAAAGTAGTAAACAAGTATACTAAGGGGATCTTAAATGAGGATGCTGGAGAGAACACTCCTGTAATTAAATTAGGTGGGGATGGTTTCTCTTTAAAGATTGTAGATCCTACAAATCCAAAGAGAAGTTTATCACAAAGAACCACAAGGGATGGGATGACTCAAGAGGAAGCTAAGACAGGAACTTCTGTAATTGCGAGTCGAGGTGCTGTAGAAGAGTTTTCGGTAGTTAATGATTCCCTAGGTGAAGAAGAAGCCGCTGACCCAGGGAACAAGGAAGAATCTCTAATGGTTACTTTCTTAAGAGGACAGGCTAAACTACTAGAAACTATATTAGCTACTCAATAAACCATTTAGTATTGTAATCGGTTAATACTTCTTTTAGTTTATAGATACTATATGTATTACAACTTAAGGATTCTTTATTATCTTTAAATATAGTAATAGAAGGTATCATAGGACTAAACATATCTTTATTAGTTATTACTAATGTATCTCTTCTATCTTGTTTATATATAATCATAGGTACTTTTTTCATTTTCTTTGCATCTTTTTCGCATTGTTCTATGAAATCCCATATCTTCGAATTGTAATCTAATAAACTATGTATAGTCTGGTCGTTGTATCCTTTCTTGCATTCTACACAAAATTTGAATTTTTTTGGAGTAATCAGGTCTCCTGCGACTGTAATATGTTCAGGAAGCTGGTGCGTAGTGGCAAATGCGCCACTCCCTGGTGTTCGGTTAAACTCTTTGGTTTCAAACCGTTCATTCAGGGTGTTGGCAATCTTGCGTTCAAAAGCCCCCCCTTTTGCTTTACTATTCACCCGCTTTCTGTTTTTTAACTTTTTTAGGTCAACTATATCTTTCATGCACTATTATACCTAGGTTAGCGATGGATGAAAAAATAACATTAAAATTTGATTCTTGGCAAATAACACTAAAGGATAGAAAAAGGAACAGGATGAAACTACAAATTAAATTCAGTAAGGATGAGGCACTCGCAATTAAGAACTTTATGAAAATGGTCAAACCACCTGAAATCGGGCAAGATGATTTCTTGAGAGGTGTTTTTAAACTAGGAATAGAGACTATGGAAATGAAGCTTATGGAAGCGGTACAAGAGCATATGGAAGAGAATAATATTGATCCTTCCGCTATGGGCCTCTCTGAAGTGAGTGAAGATGTACAAGATAGTTAAGCTTAAAAAAGAGAACGATTTAAATAGGGAGTTGCGTAAGCAAAAACGGGAGAGGGGAGACATTTCTATTCTTTTTGTTTCTTTGTGGGACAAGTACTGCAAAGCGTTTATGGAGAAGCTTGAGCGAGAGTATAAAAATGCTCCTCATAATGCAAAGACCCTTTTTGTGGTAGATAGCTATAACATGCCTCACTCTTTTGTGATCTTCAATAGCTCTATGCTCCCTCATTATGTGAACATTAGGAGAAATAAGGTCACTTCAATTGATTACCTTCCCGCTATTTATGATATGTTCGGGTTAGAGTAGGTCAGGCTTCTTTATGTCGATATACGCATCAATCTTCTCTATATATTTTTTGTTTTTCGTATAGAGTAATTTTAGGTTGTTTAGTATTATGGTTGTAAAGTAATTGAATGCATTTCCGAATTCAGGATTAAAGTTTTTTAAAGTCTTTAATATTAACAAAAAGCATTCTTGTTTTGCGTCATCTTCCTCTAATTTAAATGAGAATCCCTTAAGGATATTCGATATTAAAAGATCAAACATTGCGAATAGCTCTTCCTCATGCTCTCTAGGGTTCACTTTGTAAAGCTTAATAAGCTCTTCAAATTTTTTATTATCAATGTAGTTTTTATCACCCATAAGGTATTATAGATGCAGAACTTACATTCATTGTACGCTACTGAGGAGTGTAACCCCCTTTGTGAAGGTTGCACTATCCTACAGAAGACCAAACCTGACTATTGTATCCTTGATTACAAGCCTCTAAGCACATCTAAGGCTTTATTTTTGTCAGACTCTATTAGGTATAGGTTTGGAAAGTCTTCTGCTTTTACAAAAGTAGAATTAGGAATAATTTCAGAATTTTATCCTAATAGTGATTTTCAAACGGCGGCGGCGGTAAAGTGTCCTTCTGTTAAAGAAGCTGATATGATACCCAGCAACATGGTATTATGCAGGGAGCATCTTCAAGCTACTATAAATAAAGTAAAGCCGCGCCTTGTGTTTGTGTGCGGTAATCTAGCTATGAAGATGCTAATCAAGAAGAGCGGCATCACTAACAAAAGAGGTAAATCTTATGAGTATACAACTGATGATGGGCATTCTTGTGTCGTTGTTCCTATTTTTCATCCTTATTCGGTGGTTAAAGAGCCAAGACATAGGCTGTTGTTCGAAACGGATATCCGAAACGCATATGAGAAATATGTACTTGGCAAAACGCACGAAGGAAACCTCAACTACCAAGTCATCACGCAAATCGAAGCTGCCCAAGCATTGGGGGAGATGCTAAGTGATTCCGAAGAAACCTTAGCTGTTGATATCGAAACGACAGGTCTTAATTTCCTTACGGATAAGATCCAAACGATAGCTATCTCTTCTAAGGACAATAATTGGGTTATCCCTTTGGATCATAAAGACAGCCCATTCAGGAAGGGGGAGCCTCACTATGCTTTAGTTTGGACACTCTTAAGAAAGATTTTAGAGAACCCCCGCAACAAGAAAGTTTTCCATAACGCTAAGTTTGATCTGAAATTCCTGATCAATCATGGAATCTACACTAAGAATGTGTGGGATACTAAGATCATGCACCACCTTCTAGATGAGAACCTACCTAAGAGTTTGATGGATTTGGTTAAG